ACCCGCGTCATAAACGGAGTTAAAACCGTCTGCACTTGGTTGCCCCACCTCTCCCAATTCGCGTAAGATGACGGGTTAGGGATCATACTACTGTCACACTTAACTGGGGCCGAACGGGAGCGCCGTTCCACCGAGCCCTGGTATCATCGCCAGCAACTTGCAGAGAGGCATTGTCCATCAAGCCCATCCAAGTCTGCAAACGAACATCTTCGCCAAGGTATGGCGCACTATGAAGTGCTGACCCATACAGATAAACGTCTGGATGATAAGTAAGCAGCCAGTTTGTATCGCTGTCCGCACTCAAGGCAGGCAGACGTTGATAATACGATAACAATGCCGCCGTTGTTGTGTCGGGACGCGGCCCTAATTTTAGCGTATCGCCAACGATAGTAAAATTAACCGGAGATCCCGCCGTGTTTGAGGTATGCGCGTTTTCAAATGCGCTGGGGCTCATGTACTCAAGTCGAACGCGAGGATCACTCTGGAAAACAACCGTTCTTGCCTCGATAAAATCTGTTGGCAAAGTCGCGCTGCCGCTACTAAAAGTGAGCGATGCCGATGCCTCCTGTCGTCGGTTGCGAAAGCGCACATCTCTATTGACTTGCGCCTCAAGCATTGCAATGAAATCAGGAATGGCAGTTGTCAAGTCGCTCCGGTTAAGCAGTGTTGCTATTGAGGTCTTGAGTTCGCCGTAATTACTTAAAGCCATTAGACATGCCTTGTACGTTTTCCTAGTTGCAACGTGTTTACCCGTAGATGACGATACTCTGGGTCATCCAACTTACGCATGACTGCGGGACCGTGATCCTTGTTGTAAATGTTAATCCCTTCCTCCATCCATTTAACGATGACAGATGGCGGAATACGGGCAACGTGGTGCATCTCATTGTTGTCACCCCGCCCAACTTCTTTTGACTGTATCGCCTTGTTTGCTTCAACAATGCTTTCAGTGTTTTTCCAGACGGTCTTTACAACGCTTGTTTCGGTTGCATCGTCGTACTGAAAGTATTCAGTCTTTTCCGGTGCATCCTCAAGTATTCGCCAACTCATTTTTTCTTCTTGCCGCCTGTTTTCTTTCTAGCCTTTGCAGCCATAGCCATCCCCTTTTTTGTGTAGGGGTACTTTTTTCCTTTAACCATAGGCATGTGTTTTTCTCCTAAAAAGAAGAGAGGGGCATACACCCCTCTCAAAGTTGTGATTAAGAAGTCGTTAAACCGACATACTTGCCATGTGCAGCTTCGTTGAGAACCGCTAACGTGCACTCCGTCATTATTGTGCGCTTCTCGTTGTCGCCTGTCTTCCCTAACTCGTAAGTTTGGAAAGGACGAAGATAAGCAACACCCAGCATTTCAAAATCAAGCAACAAAGCAGTTTTTGCCCGCATAAAGCGATTTGCCATAATTTTGATACCACCAGGGCCACTAAAGTCTGACACATAAATGTCAGCCGAACCCATGATAGATGCACGGTCTAGACTTGGTGCAGTATCACGAAACAGCGAGGCTATGCCCGTAAAACCAGATATTGCCTGTCGGTTGAAACTACCCGTTATAAGCACATCTGGTTCTCCACCAGAATTCCAACATTCAGCAACCAAAGTTTTGAAAGTAGCCTCTTCGATTGCATCACTGTTTGTCGGATCTGTAGGAGCAGCAACGCTTCCGTTAGAAGCATTGAAGCCAGGGTTTTGCATGCCTGTCTCTCTTTTCGCCACCACGTTAGTGCTGATCCATGACTCCAAACCAGCCATTTGAGCGGCGGTTGAAGCATCGCCCGCAGCCAAAGCTGCGTTTTGTGTTAAAGCGAATTCTAAGTCTCGCTTCAATTCCTTAGACAAAATCTTTGCATTGGCTCGTTACACCAACACCTACTTTTCGTAGCTCGACCTTTCGGATACGAGTTGAGACTATATCATCATCTCATAGAGATGCTGGGCGCTTCCAACCTACTTAGGTTGTACTCCTTGCGGATAGTCGTTGAACCTTCCATAATATAATGGCTTGGCTGCTGATTACCTTATCTTGCGACTTAGGCTTTCCAGCAATTCACCCAGTGTTTTTAACCGCATATTGCTATGCGGCTGCGCTCATAGAATAACGCTTTTGCATCTGATAGGCCATTTGCGATTTGAATCCGGCTGAATCAACGGACTCAAGGCTTCCGGCTACGGATGCTGTTTTCTTCAGAATTTGCGTCCTGTTTCCAGGTCTTACAGTAGCCGCCGATGCTTCTGCCGTATCATCGTCCCCTTCGACGTGTTTATTCACGCCTTCTTGGGCAAGCGAGTCAATGTTCCACTCATGCAGCTTAGCGGTTGCTGTCATTTTTTTCGCCATCGTCAAAACGGGCGTATCGACGGGAGCTATGGAATAAATTACATCTCCAAGATCCTCGCGGATATTGACCCGTGTATAGGTCTGGGTCGTATTAGTTGGTACTGCCATTTAAACCTCCGTAATGCAGATTAACCAAGAAGTTCCTCAAAGACGGAGTTGAAGTCATCCTTACTTTGAGTTTTGCTTGCAGCGTCCAACTTTTTCTTCAGATTAGAACGTGTATCGGCTTTTACTTTTGCGGAACCAGGCTTTAATACCTTTGGCTTGCCCGCTACTTTCTTTTTGACAACTTGCGGGGCTTGCTTTTCCAGTTGGAATTGCCGATGACCCGCCAATAGCCATTTAACCAATCTTGCATCAGTAATTGCGCCAACGTCTTCGGGGTTAAACCCATCCTCAACCAGTGCATTGCGTAACTCAAGCGTTTCTCGCTCTGCTACCGCGCCATCCCGCCACTGCGGAATATATTCGGGTAACAACTTGGCTTGTTCTGCCAAGTGTGCCTGTTTTTGAGCCACGGCTGCTTGCTGGTTTTGCATCATAATCTGTTGACGCTCTTCTTGCTTCTGCTTCCATTTATGGTGCATCAGAGGGGCTTCTAGGGGATTTTCTTCGAAAATCTCTTCCCAGTTCGGCTGTTCCTCTTGCTGCCACATTTGTGCAAGCTGCTGCATCTGAGCCTGTACTTTTGCACGTTCTTGCTGAATTTCTTGCTGGAACGCTTTTTTCTCCGCATCAAACGCCTTCACATCTTCCGAATGTGCTTGCGTCTTCCGCGTATAGTCTGCATGACGTAAAAAATGACCTTGTACCTCTTCGGGAGTGAGTCTCACGGGTTGCCCGTCAACGATAATCTCAACTATCTCTGGAGCCGCATCGCTTTCCTCTGCGGTATCGCCTTCATCTATTTCGTCATTGCCTTGCGCTTCGGCTTCTGCAATCTCGACATCCTGACCGTCGTCTTGTGCCTCGATTTCCTGTTTCGAAACGACTTCCTGTTCAGCTTGTCCAGCGTTAGCTGGGGCTAGGTCTTCGACGGGAGTACCCGACAAAATACCCTCGAATTGCTCCGTAATCGAAGCATCCATTTCTTCGCTCATTGTATTTCCTTTTGTAAGGGGCTAGTGCTTATCCTTGTTCCCAGCCAGCCTTATTATCGGCTATGGCCTGGGCGATTTTTGAGGCGGACTTGCCATCAAAAATTAGTTTGTCGAAGTGCTTGTTAATCATGCGTAAAACTTGTACGCCAACAATGCACCTATATCGCGCATCATCATCGTTTCTCTCGCACATTACTGCCTGATCGAGGAACGCCTTTTCTAATGCTGCGAACGCATCTATTAAAACTGGATCTTCTTTTAATCGTTTCGCATCTTGTCCGGTGTAAAGCGGGTTACGTTCTTCCATTAGGGTTCCTTAACCGTCCTGACCTTCACTTCCATCATCATCGCCAGAGTTTCCGCTTCCATCATTACCGTCATCTGGCCCAGGATCACCACCATCCTGACCGCCTGACTCGTCAATTCCCGCAAGCCGACTTCGTATCAATCTGTTGCGAGTTTCTCTATCTAAAACCTCGCCAGCCCTGCCATGTCTTGGCCCAAACACGGCTTCATTCATCGGAACTATGTTGCCGCTAGCATCCCTGCCAAATAAAGCACCTTGGAAAATACCAGCATATGGCACTGGTGAACCTTCTTTTTTCGAACTTCTGATGTCGTAGGTGCCATCACCCATATCTTCAAATTGACTAAAAATACTTTGAACGGGGAAGTCACCAAAATTTGCTTGGCCTAGCGCCGCTTGAAAGTCCATCAACTCACTCAAGGTAAACGCACCGCCGCCTGTTCTTGTGTCATCAGCAACATTTGCTGCATCTTCTGGATTTGTTGTAAACACACCGCTAGGCTGAAGCGGTTTAAACGTGTTGGTTGACGCATCATAATATTGCCCTAGCAAAGAACCGCCCGCAAACGTCGATCCGACATTACCAGGCTTGTAAAAATCCCTGCCGCTATTTAACAATCCGCCCCCGCCATACTCTGGACGATAGATCAACTCATCATTCGGTACATTCGGTGCAACCGGATACAAAAGGCTTCCGCCAACTCGCATATTCATCTTTTGGCCTTTTTCTTAATCGTGCGTTTCATAATTTTGATCTTCACCTTCCCCTTTGGCTTTTTCTGCCTTCCAAGGAAGTCAAACATTCGCTTCGTTGTTTCCATGTCACCGTGTGATCCGTGTAAATGTGGCATAGCTACCTCAATCGTATAAGTTGATGTTTGCGTTTCCATCAGGCGATCCCGCCGCCATCTTTTCACGCTCTAATTCTTTTTCCGCTTCTAACTCGCGCATCCTGTATTCGTGATCACGCTGCATCTTCTCGTATTCAAACGCCAATCGGTTAGCCGCCTCTTCACGATCAACCGCCGCTTTGAGTTCAGCCGCCTCTCTTTGCGTCTTGGCAGCAAGTTCTGCCTTGAACCGTGCAACTTCCGCATCACTCTCTGCCCGCATGCGATCCGTCTGCGACTTCATGGCGGCTTCCGCCTCACTTTGCTGCAACCTTGCTTGCGCTTCCATCTTCGCAAGTTCCATCTTCTGTTGCGCTTCCATCATGCGCGGATCAGGCTGCTTGGGCTGGCCTTGTTGTGCCATCATTGCTTGCGTTGGGTCGGTAAAGAATAGCGCGGGGTTAAGATCAGCCGCTTCACACATTTTCTTCAGCGTATTGTAATACAAGTTCAACGGGGCTATCGGGTTGTTCAAGCCAAGTTGCTGCATCAACGCCTCCTGCTTCTGCGCCACGACTGCCAGCTTGCTCACTTGCTCCTGCTTCGTTCCCATGCCAAGACCAACATTAATCTGCAAGTCCATCTCGACATTCCAGCTTGACGGATCTATCGGAACCCACTGACCGCGCAGCTTAACAAGTTCTTCCTTGTTGCTATAGCGATTCAAGATCTGCAACGCCAAACGCATCAACCGCGTCCAGCCCGTTTCCGCAAACTGACGGCAGATCAACTCAACGCGGGCTCTAGCCGCGTTCGCCATCTCATCCACGCCACGCGCTGTTTCTGTCGTAACCTTCGATGCATCCAGCCCGCCAGCCAAGTCATTGATGCCCGTGCGTTTCTGAAGCATCGAGTCGATCCACTGAAGCATCGGAAACGCCTGTCCGCCAGACCACTGTGTAGACAACGGAACAATCGCAGTTCTAGGATCACCAGTGACGCGGTAGATTGATCCTGGGTCTTCGGATAACAAGTCATCGAGTTCAACCCGCGACTCATCCACCGCCTTGTGCGGGTACAAGCTGAGATACAACCCGTCCATCATGGAACGCCAAAGCGCAGTCTTCAATCGCTGCAAGTCCTTCGTAAGATCCGCAAGACTATACCCATATATCCGGTGCGGTCTTGGTATCGCAGTCAACTCCGCAAACGGCAACTCACTGACAACCTCGTTCTCAAGGATCTTCGTGTTACTCGCGCCGCCTATGCAAGTCACGCGGCGCAACTCTGCACGACCATCGTTGTCGAAATCGACTTTCATGTAACACTCGTAAACAGCGACACGCCTCTGTAACGGGTCTAAGCTGCTATACTCGTTCGTCATCGTTTCCAGATCCGCAAAGCGTTGCTGGAATAACTGATCGTACAACTCATCACTGGTTGTCGAAGCCGCATACACGGTTTCCTCGTCGTACCCCTCTTCAATCAACTCTTCCACGGTACGGGCTTGACGATGACACGCAAAACTCCAAGTTGGATCAGTCTCGTCAATGCTTCGCGCCAAACGGTTCACAAAAAACTCTTCCGGTGGTATCGCTTCCCAACGAAGCCGCCCCTTACTCTGGGTGTGCCTGATCTTTACATCGTGTATCGGGTTTACAACGCGGTCATTCAGGGCTTCGGTCATTGCCATCTGATCGTCCATGACGGTATCGCTGTCTTCATCGCCATACACGCCAAGTTCAGTATGCTCCAAAACCTCGACTTCGGGGTTGTTCACTAGAACCATGTATTCCTGCTCAGAGAGCCCCGTGTATGTCTCTTCTTTCACCCGCTCCAAATCTTCCCACCACACCTTGCAAAAGCTAGTACCAGTGATTAGCGCAGACTTCATCCATGATGTGCCAATCCGGTAGCCTGGGTTTTGCTTCATCAAAACGTGGTTAACGTAATCCGTAGCCTGTTCAGCCGCATCCTCGTCCTCTGGGCCTATCGGGGTGAACACCGCCGCGCTTTCCGTACCCATAAAGGTGCGGACAAGCGAAGGCATGACCATCTCAATCGTTTCCAGAACATCACGGCTCATCACCTGTGAACGACCCTCGCGCTCATCGCCATAACCCTCGCCCTCATAGCGGGCAAGGTTATCGCGCATCTGGCTCGACAAGTCATCACTTTCGAAGCCAAGGCTGTCGCGTATATTTTGTGCTACGATTTCGGCAAGCCGAGCATCGTCAATCTTTTCAGTCATCCTTGGCTTCTTTCTTTGCCGCACAAGTGCAAGGTTTATACTTGCTCAAGCGGGTCACCTCTTTTTGCAGGGCTTCGACCACTCCGGTTAACGCTTGCATGTGCGCTTGCATTTTTCTCGCTGTCGCAAAATCCATTACACTATCCAACTTCTGTCTGGTTTTCTCATCACACTGCGCGGCCTCGCTACCTTGAAACCCTCCGTTGCCAAGCCAAAACTGTCGGCTGCATGGCTAGCCCAATTATGGAGCGGTTTCGGCTTCAAGATTCGAAGCTTCTCTGAGTACTCGAACCTATAAGCCCGCAAAGCGCGTAAACCTTCAGAACACTTGTCCTTGTCAAACCACAAACGCCCAAACGCCATCCTCGCCGCGCTAATCCGATCCTCTGGATTAGTACGGGGCATTACTGTTGGCGTGATCCCCAAGGTCTGCAATGTCTCTGCACGACTAACACCCGTGCCAAGTTCCCTAGCACTTACATCATGCGGAAATAAGTAACGCCCGTAATTGTACGGCTTGTCACGAAGCACCTTGACATAGTGATCGAGCCCCATGCCCGTGTTTTCGTAATAATCGATGAAGTGGATTTCCCTGCCGACCTCCTGGAAAAACCACATTGTAAACGTGTCACTGATACCAAGGTCAAACGCGACATTCACTAACGCCGCCTTATCATGCGGTACAGCGCATATCCTGCCCTCTTCCTGCGCTTCCTGTACTTCCTCGCCAAAAATACTGCCTCGCGTATTTGACTGCCAGCTACACAGGAATTCCTGTTCGTATTCCGCCTTGCTCATGCTCCGACGAGCATCTTCCAACTCTTCGGGGTCGATGATCCCCGTTTCATCGGCGCGGTACGTCCTCGCAAACCAGTTGCCGCCCGTCACTTCAGCATGCTGGTAAATCTCGCTGAAATTGTTGTCCATCCCTGCGGGCGTCCCGATGAACACCGCCCATCCCTTGCGGTCAGTCAAGGCAGGACGCAAAATCTCCGACCAGACTCGCGGGTGCATCTGCCCAAATTCATCGCAGATTACCCCGTCAAATCGCTGCCCACGAAGACTGTCCGGTGAGTCACCACCCGCCAAGGTGATACGTGACTCGTTGTGCGGGAAGTCAGCGCGTAATTCCTGCTCGTTAAACGTTACCCCAGGAACATTGCGAACCATCGGCTTCAAGATGCTGTCCCACGCCACGACTTTACTCTGGCTTCTCAACGGGCTCACAAACGCATAACGGGGAAGCTGCTTCTTGTTAGTCAACGCCGCCCTCACCGCATGCGCGATTGCCCAAGTGGTCTTGCCAAACCGTCGATGAGCGCAGATTACATTGAAACGCTTAATATCCCTATGCAACGCTTTCTGTGTGGGGCGCGGCTTGTAGGGTATTACAACTTCTGCCATGTCAATTTGATTTTCGGTTTTTCAAAAATTTTAAATTTTATATACGGAATTACGTTTTTGGCCGCGACGCGGTGAAGGGGTTTTTTGTTGGGGGGTGTGGGGGGTCGTTTAAACGCGCCCCAACCCCAAAAACCGCAGAATTCCGCGCTTTTGTGTCACCGGATACCCTTGTTTTAACCGTAACTCATTGATTTTATTGCATGTTTGTCGGATACACCATCCGATTGAACCAAGCTTAACACCGTTTAAACGCAAAAAACGCAACAAAAACAACGGTTTACCGGTTCTCCGCGTCGTCGTGGCTTTCCTCCCCGTCTACGATCCACCGAAAAGCAACGTTTGTGTCCTGTTTTACTTGCTGAACGTCGAGCCCCGTCCATTTACCCAAAAGATTGAGCGCGGACACTCGAGCCCCGTGGGTTGCGCCTTCCCCGTCGTATAGAGCTTGTTGCATCACTAGGTTCATTAGATTTTCGCGGGAGTAATCCAACTTAGTTTCCAGCTTTGCTTGCTCTTTTGCTATGGCGTTTTTCACCTT